AACAAAAGCATTTCTTGATAATAACACAATTTCTTCATTTAGAATAGCTGTCTTATTATCAACAGTTCTCATAGTATTTGTACTTAAATTCCAAAGAAGTTTACCTCTTTTAGGTATTGAATAAGTATTAGTTTCAGCCGTAGGATACCATACAACATTTGTACCATTTGGTAGAGTAGCTTCTATATAATGATTTGCATTAAAATTTTTTCCTAATGTAACTGTACCATCAGAGTTAGCATCAATTCTAATAGAAATAGAAGGTTCTATACTTATCCTTGGACTAATAGTTAATTTTGTTACAGCATCTTGACTCATTACCTCAGTTTCACTGGTTCCTGTATCCTGAACAATTCCAGCAGAGATAGATGTAAACCTACCATTATTAACCCATCCAGTACTATTCTTAACATATAATTGATAGATAGGATTAGTATGTTCAGTATCACTTGTATCATATGTAGGACCAACACCATAAATACTTCCTTGAACAGCAGTAGAAGGAAGAGCACCCACAGTAGCTACATATCCTTTAATGTGTAAACTGTTAGTAAATTCTCCACTTAAATCAGACCATGTAGCACCATTATCTCTACTAATCTGTATCTTACCAACATTATCAGCTTGGCTGCTACCAGTAGTTCCTGTAAATCTAAACCATGCTGCAATATAATCAGATACATCTTCCCATGTATTCCCAAGGTCTTTTGACATTTGAATCTTATTATCAGACTCTCTAAACTGAGTAAACACAGGATTAGAGGATACATCTACATAGCTACTACCATTAGTATATGAAACTTGTAAGTGATTATTAGAACCTACCCTAAGAATAGGAGTAATACCAGCTTCTCCCTGTGCTTTAATGTTAGTAACTTCTCCATTGATTACCCAATACCCATCTGAGGATATAGATATATCACCTACAAGTGCATTACTACCATCTCTCCAGTTTGCACTATCTCCAAAGGTAGTATCATCAATAGCTTCTGCACTATACCATTCAGTAACTACTGCCTTATCATATAAGACATAAGTAACCCATAACCCTTCCCTTCTAAGGCTGGAAGGAACTTGTAGCCTTGTTTGCCTTCTACTACCATTATAAGATAAGAATAGCATATTAAACATTGCAAGTATATCTGTCAATGTTACCCCACTTTCCTTATCTAAGACTGCATCAATAAAAGTCTTAGGGAAGATGTCTTCATATCTTCCCTCTTGACTATTCTTTTTAATTAATTGTTGTATATCTTTCATATTATATAATTAGTAATCTTTTGCAGTTAAAATTCTTTGACCTACAATCCTACTCAATGCTGTAGCAATGCTATTATCTGACGTAGATAGTAAAATAATTATAGCATCCCTTACAGAAATAGTATCTCCATCAGTTAAACCTTCTAATCCAGAACCAGCAACTAAGTCACTAGACACTATTTTAATAGTATCAGTGAGAGCTAAATAATCCAATGCAATAATAGAAGTCATAATCTTAGTGGTACTCATAGGATTAAACATTATTTTAGTGCCTTTACCTATAATTTTTCCACTATAATTAATAGGGTAGAAGTTACTAGCTGTATTATTTGCATCAAAATCTACTTGTTCAAAAGGATTAATTTGATTTATCTCACAAATAGCAGCATTCTCCCATTCTGTAGATGTTGCATCAAAGTATATATCTGCTGGGTCACTTTCAGATTGTATATACCTGTCTAATAACTTTTTACAAATATCATATATATTTTCAGTTCTTCCTGCTTTTGTGTGATTCATAGATATAGCATAAGTCTTATTAGTACTTCTACTTCTAAGAACTAAACCATAAGTAAAAATATTCTGAGTATCCCAACTACCACCTTTACCTCCTATAACAAAATAATCATTATGTAATTCACCTGCTAATTTAAAATTAGTACTAGGCATTGAAATATATAGATTTGTACTATTACTACCATTTCTAATATTAATAAACCTATAAGGTTGATTCCATAATTCTTGTAATTTCTTATTAGTAGCTGCTACTGAATATAATATACATAAATCTTTAACACAACTTCTATTAGAAAGTCTTCTCCATTCTGTTACATTAGTAGTTGAATTAAGTTCCACACTGTCCCCATTCATAGGAGTATTAGAGTAACAGGTTAATACAGGTATATCATCATCACCAGCCCCAGAGTTAATTACAATATTATCACAATCAGGAGGAACAATTAATAAGTTTTCATTTTCTAATCCCCTATTATACCTAGAATAAGAACCACTTCCATCAAGCTTATAAAGAGGAGCACCTACTACATAAGGAAAAGCCTGTCCTAAAAAAGTAGTATCTTTATAAAAGAGAACATAGCAAAGTCTATTTGGAGCAGTATTCTTTATATTAGATATTGTATAAATATTGTTAGAGTTAAGACCATAATATTCTTGGTATGAAAAACTAGTATTATTTTGAGGAGTAACTTTTGTTGGACCAGCTCCAGACGGAGAACTTAAAAGAACTTTTCCTACAACTCTTTTTGTATGAGGTATTATTGTTCTATAACTTTTAGTATTATTAAATGGGTCTCTATAAGGAGGATTTCCTGATGGATTGTAAAACAAGGAGTTGTGCATCTGATAATAATTTGCTCTCTCATTCATTTCAGAAATAAATGAATCTCTAGCATCACTATCAGGGTAAATAACACTATTATTTGTACTTTTGTATCCTATTCTTAAAGATACAATTTCTTTATATTGATTATATAACTCTTTATAAGTTGGAGTACTGTTAAAACTATTAGTTATATCATAAATTCCTGCATGGATTATAGACCCTGTACAAACACCAATTGTAGTATATATACAACCTAAAGTTATATCCACATCTAAATCACTATTAACTTTGATAGTTTTTAAAACAGGTATATAGTCATTAGTATTGTGCATAATTCCACAAAAGTCAATATTCACAATAGGTTCACCATACTGCGGTAATACATTATCCCTAATTCTCATACCAATACCATTTCTTGCACAATAAGCAAGAGGTCTAGTACTGGTCATATTATCAACTTTTACCATACAAGCAATTACATAATTCTTATTTGCTTTTAAAGTAAACTTTCTATTTATACTGGAGTTACTTATATTGCAAATATTATCAGATATTGTAGACCCATTATTTATCCACTTGCTAGAAATAAAAGTATCTTCTAGTAAATTTGTGTAAAATGCGTTTGCCTGAGTGAACCTATCATTCTTTTCACAGAATCTAAATGTGCCTTGTCTCTGTATATCAGTCAAGTTACTATCTATTGAGGGAGACCAGAGTATTGTATCATTACCAATAATTATACCATTACTTATGCTACCTCCTTCAAATAGTAATACACATCCACTTGGAATAGTGATAGTTTGACCATTTAAGTTATAGTCATACTGTATAATATAAATAGTGTTTTCCTCACCCAACATTGCTTGAGTAAGGAAATTAGTAGAATAAGTTATATTAGTATTAGGATTAACTACAGTCTGTATATTCTTTCTAAGATACACTCTACCTAAACCTGAATAGTCAGTAGTATTATAGTTCTTATCTGCAAATGTTAAGGAAGTTTGATTCAAGTTACCTACAGTAGCTGTTATATCTTCACTATCTATAATAGATATACCTTGTATTATCTTAATTAAATCAACCCATAAAGTTGCATTATTCCATTGATTCACCCTTTCTCCTTGAAATTGAAATAGTTTCCATCCTCCATCTTCATCAAGAAAGGTAATAACTTGACCAATCTTTCTACTCTTATAAGGTATTAGTTGAATAGCTTGAGTAAGGCTAATTCTTGATTCACCATACTTATCTGTAACATTAAGAAAGTCTGATACTCCTAATAGAAAGATTTGTTCTATCAAATCCTTCAAGAGTACATTAACATTCTTACCATCTTGTACAAATGCTACTGTCTCATTACCTTTAAGAGGTAGAGAAGCTCCTGCAAACTCAGTATCTTTCCTACTGTTTGCAAGGAGCCACTTCTCTATCTTTCTATAATCTTCTTGTGTAAAAAACATAGTATATTAATTTGAATCTCCAACCATTATATCTGCCACCTTTAATGCAGACAGAATTGCATTTACCTTAGTAACCACTGTTGCAAGTTCAGCTTCAGTAGCCAAATCACCTACATTAGTAGCTTGTTTTACACCACCTATTTCACTGGTAGTAGCCTTAGGGAGTACATAAGGTTCTGAATCACCTCCTACAGTCTCCCATTCCCCATTGTTAAAGTACTTCATTGTACCTTTATACAGCCATACTGAGTTAGTATCAGGAGCATTAGGGCTTATTTTTAAAGTTCTTATTGTCTTCATATCTTTTATTTATTAGTTGTACTACTTCTTTTTCTTAGAGCTTGTCTCTTTATACTTGCATCAGTTTCAGCTTTTCTTTTCTCAAGATTTAACTTATCCCTATCAAGTTTAAGTTTTTCATCAAACTCTCTTATCTGTTCAAGAAGCTTATCTTTAGCCTCTTGAGAATATTCTACATTAATTCCATCATCAATATCTCCATCCTTTGTCAGCATGGCTATTTGAAGCTTAGTGGAGTTATCCCTTATATTAGCTTCTTCCTTCTGGAGAAGTTCTGCCTCTTTCTGTTGTTGCTGCATAGCAGCTATTTGCTGTTGAGCTTCAAGTTGTTCTTTCTGAGCCTGTGCTTGTCTTTCTCTAATCTGCTTTTCATCTTTCTCAATAAGTCTTTGCTTTTCAGCTAAACTTGAAGATGTATAGAGCTTAGTGATAGTAGAGAATGATAAAGTTTGAGTCTGTAATGCAGCCTGAGCCAAAGTATCTAACTTCTGTTGAAGCTCTTGAGTTCCATTACTATTATCTACAACTAAACCATAATCAGCCTCAGCAAACTCATCACCATCAATCCCCATTACTCTTGTAGATGTATCTGATAATATATACTGGAACTTCTTGTTTCTTCCCTTTAAAGCTACCTTTGCAGTCTCTAAGAAGCACTCTAAAGCTCTTTTCTTTACATCATCATGGATAGTAAATAACCACTCAGTAATATGACTTGATTGAAGAGTAGCCCTCTCAACTCCACCTACAGTTTCCCTTGATGAAACCTGACCCTCTCTTTGCTTAGATATACCTGCAACCTCAGACATTTCCATCTTAATAAACTCAAGAAGGTTAATCTGTTGCTGAATATAGTTACCTATATTAGTCTCAATCATTCCCTTTCCAGCATTATTAAGAGCACCTGCCAGCTTACCTGTAGAGGCTCCTATAGTACCTTCCTTGAAACTATCTATAACTGCAATATGGTTTACTCTTGCATAGTACATCCACTTACCAACATCCCATCCTTTAGGAACTTTAGATAAGTCAAGCTCTAAGATAGAACCCCAGTTTGAAGCAATAGCCTTATTCAGTCTATCATGAATAGCATCATACAAATAGTTATATGGCTTCATCATATCTACTAAACTGAAAGGTCTGCTGTCATTCAGATTATAGATTGAACCTACAATACCAAAGTG